GGGAATATCCCGACTGGTGGGACATTGAGATACTCGCCCCGCAGCCTGTGCCTATGAGCACCGATGCCGCGGAAGAGTGGAAGATGACCTTTGAGTTGAAAACGATGTACCCAAGCATGAACATGCGCACTTTTTTGCCGTGGTTGCATGGTGTTATTGAACGCCATAATGCCACGCAAATGAAGGTGACGCTGGGCGAAGTCGCGCTGAGGGACACCAAGATCTGTCTATCCTGCCATCTCCCGACAGGGATGTGCAAATGTAAGACGGATTCTGACGCGGTGGGTCCGATGTTCGGCGACTTTTCACAAGAGGAAATTAGGGAAGCATTGGGCATTCCTCCTCCTCTTGAAGAACAAGCCGGATTCGAGGATGAAGAGTGGTCGTGGTTCCAATGGAACCAGACACACCGCGCCTTTGGTGACATCTCCTTCCAAGACGGCCTAAGTATGGGGGCGAACTACTGTGTGCGCTTGGCATTTCTGCCGGTGTACTGGTATTTTAACCTCAACCTTGCGCTGTGGGTCATGACTATGACCTTTGCGTACCAGGTCGTTTGGAACAACCGGGACCTTGTGCCGTATTTGTGGCGCATTCGTACCTGGGGTGGAAGGATGGAGCTGTTGCGTTACGGTTTTTACCGGACGCTTGCACAGATTGTGCTTGCAGCACCGTTCGTCTTTGCTCCAGTTGTACAAGGTGCTCGGGAGGCGATGAGAGTGTTGGGCGAGCTGGTCCAAGCTCGTTGGTTTCCAAACACGCAGTTTTGTATCCTCATTGTAGGCGTCCTTGTGGCTGCTTTAGCGGCTTACAAGTTGTCGAACCACTTCGCACTTCTGAAGAAGAAGGAAAATGAAGGCCTATTGGAACAGGGCAACGTGTTGGAGGCGATTGGGTCTAAACCAGCATCCTTGGGAGAACCGGCAAATGTCTGGCAACAGAAGCAGTATGTGCCTAGCACCATCGACATCGGACGCCACACTCTTTCTTGGAAGGGTATGGATGATCAACAGGTGAAGAGGTGCTTGGCAAACAACTGCGTCTTCATGCGCTTCAAACAACCCGATGGGGTCAGTTGGAAAGTTGCGAGGTGTTTTGGCCTTGGCGGCCAGTATTTCCTCACTACGAACCACTCGATTCCCGAGTTCTCGGGCGATTTGCAGTGTCATGTCATCCGCTCACCGGAGGTTCACGGACCTACAGGCAATGTCTTTTTCCGCTTGCCGGAGAAGGACATCCGTAGAAATCCTCAGAAGGACCTCGTGGTGTTTCGTTGCCGTGCCATTCCTCCGATGAGGAACGTCATGGACCTGTTCATTCGTGAACGCCTCACAGGCTTTCGCGGACCCGCCTATTATTATGGGCGGGCACGTGATGGTCATCTGGTGAGTAAGGAGGTTGGTGGCGTTCATGAGGGGACGCACTACAACGAGCGGATGGGTTGTCAGACTCAAATATGGTGGGGGCGATCCGACAAGCCGACTGAACTCGGCGACTGTGGTTCGATCCTCATCGTTCGATCAGGTACCGGGCCCATCATAGCTGGCATCCACCAGTTAGGGAGTGGGAGCGGTACCACTGGCGCGATCAAGACCACTTATGAGGACCTGATGGACCTCATGGCTGGCCTTACTGTGATTGGTGATTCACCGCCACTACTCGATGACAGGGATGGGAAACAGAATGTCCCAGGCGAGTTGCACCCAAAGAGTCCTATCAACTTTATGGAAGATGGAGTCCTCGATGTGTGTGGTTCGTTCGCAGGTTTTCGAGCTGAGCCCAAGTTCAAGGTGGTCGAATCAATCGCCGCCCCTGTCCTGCACAGGCTTGATCCGAGCTTCGAGGTTAAGCATTGCGCTCCTCAGGCAAAGGGTTGGAGACCGAAGTATGCGGCGATGGTCGAGTTGAGCAATGTTCACCCAGACGTGAGTCCAAGTGGCATTGACGCGTGTGTCGATTACATGGTCGAGGATTGGATGGAAGTCGATCCCAAGTGGAGAGATCAGATCCAGATCTACGATGTGCACACTGCACTCAACGGAGTACCAGGGTTGAAGTATGTGGATGGAATCAAGAGGCAGACGAGCGCAGGGTTCCCGTGGGCTATGCCTAAGGAATTCCTTTTGACGCCACTAGAACCAACCATAGACTACCCCGACCATGTGGAACTCAAGGAGGTTGTCGTAAAGCGGATAGAAGAACTCTTGAAGCGATACGATGAAGGATGTGTTGGTGCGCCAGTTTTCCGTGCGTCCTTCAAGAATGAACCCTTACCAATTGAGAAGGCGAAGGCTGGAAAGGTGAGGACGTTCATGATGTCCTGCGTGGAGCTGACTGTGATCATGCGCATGTACTTACTTTCGTTTGTACGCGTGGCGCAATCAAACCACTTCATCTTTGAGATGGCACCGGGTATGGAGGCGCAGTCTGTTGAGTGGGAGTTGTTATATCAGTTCCTCACCCAGCACGGCACGACCACATGCATCGCCGGTGACTTTCGTTGGTATGACAAGAGCATGCATCCTGCCTTCGTTCTTGCGGCTTTCGACGCCATTGCCCTGTTTTTGGAGCGGTGTGGCGCAACCGAACATCACGTGCGTGTTGTCAAGGCCATTGGCTTTGACATTGCATTCGCGTATGTGGATTTCTTTGGAGATCTGATAAGGATGTTCGGGAAGAATCCGTCAGGACAGGCACTCACTGCGATTGTCAACGGGATTATCAACTCGCTGTATATGCGGTACGTATGGCGTCGCGTGGCTCCTAGGGAGATGCCTTTGTGCAAATTCCAGAAGAAGGTCGCGCTGATGACCTACGGCGATGATAACGCAATGGGTGTTTCCCCGTCGGCCCCTTTCTTTAACCACACAGTGATTGCGGAAACGCTTGCTGACATTGGTGTCACGTACACGATGGCGGATAAGGAGAGCGAAAGTAGGCCGTACATTCCGATCGAGGAGGTCACGTTTTTGAAGCGGGGCTTCCGGTTGGAACCGGAGACGGGAACACACATGGCGCCCTTGGACGTCACATCCATTCAAAAGATGTTGATGGTGCAGGTGCCATCGTCGGTTGTTTCGCCTGAGGTGCAAATGGCTGACACCATGCGATCGGCTATGGGGGAATATTTCTTCCACGGCAAAAGCGTGTTTGAGGAGAAGAGAGCGCTATTGATGCGTGCTGCCGATGAGCTGAACTTGTTTCAGTACACCGGTTCCTTTGACACGTGGGACAAGTGCATGGACAGGTACTTGGACGCAAGCCGCGTGTATCTCAAGCACCACGACTTACCCAAGTTCGCGACCGTTCCCGCGATTTTTGTGAGAGAGGAATCCGGAGAGGAGTGGACTCACCCCTCTGATCACTTGACTGATCGTGAAGCGTACCTGTGGGTGATTCGCTCAGCTCGGGAGCGGGCGTTGGCTCGAATCAACGACATCGCAAACCTGGGTTTGGGTGCTGGGTGCAGGAACTGCATATGCTATCCACCTCGTTCAAACGGATTGTGCTTTATGTGCAACCGCGCGAATGATTTCGATTGCCCATGCGGTTGCGGTCCGGCCCACCCATTGTTACAAGGCCTCATGAGGCCTTGCTACATTTGTGGGTTGCCCAAGGTTGTGTGTGATGTCGAATGCGGCCATTGCGGTCTTCCAGACGATGTGGCTGCGTTGCATGCTCTGGAAACCAGCCTGGAACCCATGGAGGTAGCTGAGCTTCGCACTACGCTTCTGACCATCTTTGAGAGGTGTAATGGATGCGGTATGGTGCGGTGGACTGGATCGCTGTGCGACCATTGTCAGATGCAGGCTCGCACTCAGGGGTTGGACCCCGAACGTCAAGAGCTGTACTTGCAGAGTGGTTGGGAACCCGACCCAGAAGATGAGCACCCTCAACCAAACTTCACGTGTCCGCAGTGTGATATGTGGCCGTTGTGTGCTGGGGAGGAGGTTTGTCATAACTGCAGGTATGTGCGCAGGATGCTGCGGTGTCCTTGTGGGTGCACGCGGTTGACGCGGAGGAACAGGATGAA